GCGTGTATGGCTGGGTGGATGACGGGACGTTCAAATGACCAGACGGCCTGACAATATCAGAAATAAAGGAAGGTGAAGGATGGCGAATAATAACAAGGGATTACAGAATCTTGCCCGTGTGCTGGATCAACGGATGGCAGGCAGAAACCAGCCCGATACGGTCCTGGACTTCGGGGAGATCACAAAATCCTATGAATTGGAGACGACGGTTTACCCGGTGCCCATACCGAAGGATGATTACCAGGTATGCCGGCAGCTTACCCTTGGGAACAAGGATGAGGTCCTGTGCAGGGTCAGCGATGGGAATGAGGCGTATATCCCGGAGAAAATGCGGAAGCTGAAGCCTGGCGACCGGGTACTTGTTGCCTGGGTAAGGGAAGAGCCAGTGGTAGTTGATATCGTGGTACGGGCGGATAAGATGTAAGAAATGGAGAACAGCAAGGAGGGATGGATAGTGGCAGCAGTTGAGGAGGAAAGGAGCATGTTTCCGGTCTTTGATATCCCGGAAGTGGAGGAGGATGAAGAGGAATATGATACGGACTTTAAGTCCTCTTTTGCCTGGGATATAGCGAAAGGTGATTTTGTTATTGACGCAAAGCATCAGGTGGTGAGGAGCGACGGGTATGAGGCCTATAAGATCTGGTGCTTTAAGGCGGTGCAGACGGGGAGGCTGTCATGTCTTGCCTATGATGACGATGACGGGACGGAGCTTGAGGACGCGCTGAAAGAAGGCGATGAGAAGGCTGTTGAGCTGGCGGTATCAAGGACGATACAGGAGGCGCTCTTGGTGAATCCGAGGACGGAGGCAGTGGAGGATTTTGTGTTCGGATGGGAGCCTGGGGAGCTTAGGGTGTCCTTTACTGTCATACCGTCCCAGTGGGAGGAGTTTTCCATAAAGCTCACGTTAGACAGATAGGAAGGAAAACAGATAGGAGGTGAAAGGGATGCGGCCTGAATTTACTGATCCAGATTTTATCGAAGAGAGTGACCCGGAAGTTTTACATGAACGGATGATGGAGAACCTGCCGGAGGATATCAGCGATATGCCGGGGGATTTCGCCCATGATTTTACGATGCCTGCGGCTATTGAGATCTCGCAGCTCATCCAGTTTAACCTGCAGCGCACGCTGATGATCGCATTCCCGGAATATGCATGGGATGAATGGCTGGACCTTCACGGGGAGCAGGTGCATGTGGCAAGGCACCCGGCAAAGTATGCGTCGGGCCATGTGGCGGTAACAGGGGATGCGGGGATTCTGATCGAGCGCGGGACGGTGTTCTGTGTGCCGGCTGTAGATGATGGGGAGGCCATTGAGTTTGAAGCGTCGGAGGCAGTAGCGCTGACGGACGGGGAGACGTATGTCCCGGTCGCGGCAGTAGAGCCGGGGAATGCGTCGAACGTGGCCGCAAATGCCATCACGATACTGGCCGTCCCCAGGCAGGGGATCATGGCCGTGACTAATCCTGAGCCGATGGCCGGGGGCACGGAGGAAGAGGACGATGATTCCTACTATGAAAGGATCCATGCGGAATATATGAACGCCATGTCTTACACGGGAAATGACGTCGATTATATCCGCTGGGCGAAAGAGGTTGTCGGGATCGGGGACTGTATCGTGGTGCCGGCGTGGAACGGGCCGGGTACGGTCAAGCTGGTGCTTACGGATGCCAACGGCGTTCCGGCCAATGAGGAGCTGACGAAAGCGGTGTATGACCATATTGTATCCCCAGGGGACAGGAGTAAAAGGCTTCTGCCTACGGGGTGCGCCAAGCTTACCGTGGAGGCGGCAAGGACACGGCTGATCAGCTATGCCTGCACAGGGATGGTCCTGGATGATGTTTCGCTTGAAGAGGTGACGGAAAGCTTCAAGGAGGCTGTCCGGGAAGTGTACGCAGAAGCCAAAGGAACGGGAGTGCTTCGGTACAATGATATCCGGCCGCTCCTGGCCGATATCCGGGGGATTTCAGATTTTGAGGATTTTCTCGTGGAAGGAGGGCATGCCAATATCATGCTTGAGGCGAACGAATATGCGGATACGGGGACGGTCGCCTTTACCCAGTGAGGAGGTAGGACATGTTAGATTTAGAAAATTTCCCTGACAGCAGGTCGGCAAAGGCGATGCTTTCCTATGTGACCCACGGATGGTATGACAAGTCTTATATTGGCAAGTGGCTGTATGAAGTGATGGGGATAGAGCTGGACGCGGCAGCAGGATATATCGGAACGCTCCCGGAGCAGTTGTTCCCGGAGACGGCGACGTGGGGGCTTAGGTTCCACGAGGAAAAATACGGGCTCCCAATCCGGGAGGATCTCCCGGTAGAAGAAAGGCGGATGCGGATCTTCCGGAAACGGGACCTGCGTTCGCCGATGACGCCCAGCCGCATGGAAGAGTATCTGACAAATGCTGTCGGGATTGAGGCCCATGTGGCGGACTGCAACGATCCGGGGGAATTAGGCTATATCCCTGCGCACCCGAATGTGTTCAAGGTTGTGTTTGTCACGGAAGATACGCTGGATACCGGGAAGATCCGGGAGCAGCTGGCCGGGCTTAAGCAGTCGCATACTTCCTGCATAATCAGTGACTGGGTGAAGGTGGTCATGGATTGCCGGGAACTGGAGAAGTTCCTGCTTAAAATTATACATCTGCGGATGGGTGTGATGTTTTTCGATGCTATCCTGCCTGGCGGACTGGAAGGATATAATCCCAAAACCGGGCTGGCCGTGAAGGGGATCAAGATTTTTGCAGGAGAGGGCATGGATCATCCTAATGTATTGCTGAGAACAGGCTGTCCTGTCCGGGAGGAGATGACGTGCATCCGGCCGGCGCACAGATACGGCATTGATGTTCTTAAGCTTATCCAGCCGGATACCAGGCTGCCTAAGCTTAAGGCGGCCCTGTACATCGACGGCAGGGAGGAGAGGATAGATGTCACGGTTTCTACGGTCAGGAGGAATTCCTAGCGCTTTGACGGGGAGGTCATCATGGATGGTTCACGGTTATTTAATTCACTATTTGAAGAGGAGGTTTTATAGATGGCAAACAATAATGCGGTCATCACCCTGAAAACAAGGGAGAACATGGTCAGGGCAAGGGCCGGGGAGCTGGTTACTATGCCGAAGATCGTCGGGATGGCTTTCGGTGACGGCGGGTGCGATGCGCAGGGTGAGGTGCTTGCGCCTACGGAAAGCCAGGGCACGCTTAGGAATGAGACGCTCAGGAAGGAGATCGACGGATATAATTTTCTGTCGCAGACGACCTGCAGATATGAGTGTACGCTTACGGAGGCTGAGCTGGCGGGAGGTTATATCAGTGAGATCGGCCTTTACGATGAGAACGGGGATATGGTCTGTATCAAGTCTTTCCGGAAGAAGGGAAAGGATGACGACCTGGAGATTACCTTTACGATTGATGATATTTTTTAGATGCTTAGAAGCGGAGGGAGGGATACATCGTGAAAGATTATACGACAGACAATCCGGTCTTTTCGGAGAGCATAAAGATCCTGGAGACGACGGATCCCGGGCATGCTGACAGGGTAAATGTGACGACGCAGCAGCTTTTGGAGAACACGCTTTTTTTGTATAAGGAACTGAGCGAACGGATAGAAGCGGTCCTGTCCGGGATTGCGGCAGATCTTGAGGATTATTATACATCGCAGGAGGTAGACGCAAAGATCAGCGTGATACCGAAGTTTAAGATCGAGGTTGTAGATGCGCTTCCTGTGTCCGGGATATCTGAGGCCACGGTATACCTGTTAAAGAGCGGCGCGGAGAGCCAGAACCTTTATACGGAATATATCCGCGCTAAGGGTGAGTGGGAGAAGCTGGGCACGCAGAAGGTAGACCTGTCGGGGTATTCGACGAAGGCAAATACCGTCAAGAGTGCGGCGATGAAGGATGCAAAGACCATTACCTTTACGAGGGGAGACGGGACGACCTTTGAGGTCACCGTGACTGGGACGACCTATGGGAATATGAAGGGAGCGACGGCCTCGGCGGCAGGAGGGGCGGGCCTGGTGCCTGCGCCTGCGGCGGGGGCGGCGGACCGGGACCCGCGGTC